CATTGTCGAACTGACTGAAATAAGGCATAAAGACCTCTTGGTCAATGCCGCTTGCTTTCCACGCATCAAACCATGCGTTGTCTTCTTCCTGTAGAAGGTCTTGAGGCATTCGCTCCTCAAGCTCCTTAATTGCAGCCAGTTGATGCGGCGTTCCTCTGAAGAACTGAAAGAAAGGTAGTAGCCCAAGTGCCATCAGACGTTTCAATGGTCAACGCGAGTTTCAGGAAACAGCAAAGTCTTTAAATGCTTGACCGCTAAATCATCTAAGTCGTTATCGGTGCGCTGTACTACACGCTCCAACATCGCAATGATCAGCTCCTTGAAAGCTTTGGAGCGCCACATTGCCATTACAAATGGCTTAAGAATCAAAAGCATTGGATTTCTCTTGACTACACGGATACATTAGTTCCGATTGCTATGACCCTCAAGTCGAGCCACTGATTGCTCAAGATTCGACAGTCGAGCAAAAATTTCTTGATCCCTAGTCCTGATGTCTGCATGGAGGATGTCCATCCTTCCCGCTAAATTGTCGACAGCAGTCGTCAAACGCACCAAGGAATCACGCCCTTGCTGGCTTGAGCGGTTGATACCCGTTAGACCAGCAGAAGCAACGCCAACGCTTGCTCCAGCTACAGCAGCCCAGATTTCAACCACCATTCGACCTCTAGCATTTCTCCATCATGGCAGAGTCAATCGAAAAGCAGGAACAGGATGAATCCCATTCCCGCTTAGGCGACGTAATCAAGGTTGTATTGCTTGGCTGGGCAATGGCAATCTTGACAGCTAATTACTTGGGGGTGTTTAAGCAGAGCCTAGATCCCACCTACCCAGCCAGCATCCTGAGCGGCACAGCTGCCTCCTTTGGATTGGCTGTTGGCAACAATAGAAAGAAAAAAGAAGAGCCTACAATTAAGGAACAACCCTCTACCGCAAAACCAAAATGAAACGCTTAACTTTGGTATTAGGGATCACATTGCTTGCCGCACCAGTGCAAGCCGACATTACTCATCGCATTCAATCGTCTGTTTCGTTATCAGTTGATGGAGCAGGATCTGTCGCCACAAGAATCCCGTCTTCACTGGCGGTATCTGGCAATAACGTCACTCTGGACACTGCTCCTGAGTTTGGCAGTTTCCATTCCGGGACTGCTCTCGGGTACACTCCTGGCGCTTTTAGCGTTACCACTGCTGGTGATGCTTTTAGTTACAGCGAAAGCTATACAGAAGGAGACGATGTCCCGTCAGTCCTCTCAACAACAGTCACATCGGGAGTAGTACCTGCACTGCCTGTTTTTGGTAATACAACGACTACTTCTGGCGGTGTTGCTGGCACTCTGGCTGGCACGCTTGCAACTGATGGCGCTTTGACAATTACTGCAGGTGGCGCTGGCACTACTGCTATTGGTCAAGTCATTCAGGAACTAACAATCAAGTGATGCTTTGGTATTGGCTTGTATTTTCGCTGATCCTTCTTGCCGCTCCAACAAAAGCGGTGCCTGTTGTCCCAAACTTTCAACAGGGGGTTTTATCATCTTCTACAACTACTAAAACTAAGGTTACTGAAGTCATAAACTCTTACGAGTACAGGACAGGTTACGAGTACAGCGCAAGCGGAACAAACATAGAGCCAGACGGACCTCTTGCTCCAATGGCTTTAGTCACGACAACAAATACTGCTAACGGCATTGCAAGTGTTTGGCGCGGATTAGACCCAGCGCAAAAGCCAGAATGGCGCATCGTAAATCAAGCAGCTAGTTTCCAGTTTATCGAGACTTTAATGGGACCAGGGCTCGTTAACCATACACTTATTAACCGTGAAACAGACATCGAATCTCTCACGGAAACTACAAGTACGTTTACGCAATGAAGCGAGTCATAGCAACGCTTTTGCTGCTTTCCGCTCCAGCACAAGCACAGGTAAGTAGTACAGCAGCACCAGTAGCAAATAGTAGCGGAAGTGTCACAAACCAGGCGGTGCAAGTCGTACCATCTAAACAGTTTACGAATACTTATGGAGGTGGCATTAGCTGTCAAGGCGCAACGCTAAATATCAACCCATTTATAAGTTCAACAACAGGCTGGTCTGATCCTTACGAGGCAACTTATGCAGATCCGGTTTATGACACCTTGGATATCACTGGCGCGTTTGATTCGGAAGGTAATGCCATCCCAGATGGCAGGCCCGACAATCCGGGCGCTATCCTTTTTTATAAACCAGTTAGAACGGGCCAGAAAACAAACTTTTCAATCAATGGTGGCATTACAGCAACAATTTCAGTGCCGCTTGACCGCTCACACGTCAGAGCATGTAGAGCAGCAGCAGAAAAACAAGTAGCACTGCTAGATGCAAAACTTGCTGATTCCAGGCTTAACTATGAGATTGCGAGGCTGAAAAACTGCGCCAACCTTATGAAGGAGGGCGTCATGTTTCACCCTGACTCGCCTTACGCTTCAATCTGTGCTGATGTAGTTCTGGTTAATCCGCCTGGAGTCATACCGCCCCACACACATTCAATACCTACTTCCTCAAAGCGCGTTGATTCTTCTGACGCTCAAACACAGACTCAATAACTACTTTCTTGCCTAGCTTCTCCTTAATCTTTTTGATTGTCTTCTTTACGATGGGTTTGACAGCCTTGAGCAGGATGTCGCCTAACGGTTTTGCCAATATGGCGCTTGTCGTTGCTGTCGCTGCTATCGCTGCAGTCGTCATGACTACAGGCGCTCCAGGCAAGTAATTGCCGATAATCTTTGCCACAGGCAACAGCTCAAGCTGTGGCTCGCACTTGCCGTCAATCACCTCGTAACCAATAATTACAGCGGTTTGTGCTTTATTTTTTGCTCCTATAGGTATTCCGTCTGGTGGTGGACAAGGCAACTCCGTGACTAAATTTGGTAAGTCAGGAGTTTGGCCTGACTGAGAGGGAGCCTGCTGTGACGGCTGTTTTTTTGGTTCAGCCGTCTTTTCTGGTGTATCCACTTTTGGAGGCTTAACTGCTTCAGGTGG